GTCGGTGACCATCTTTCCACTCACTTCACGTGAGAAACGCCGACAAGGGCGCCGTAACAGGGCAGCAGGCACTCGATAACCTGCGACTGAAGCGGCACTCCCTAGAGATGGTGTACGGCAAGAGAGGGTACAAGGTGGTTCGGCCTAAACAGCCGAAGACGTGTGGGTCCTGCTGCATACAGCCCCCACCGAAATACAAGTGGAGACACAGAGTGTGCAACCGCTGCTGGAAGCGCGTTGATACATGTGGGGCCATCACGCAGATGGGCCACGACATCATCGCCAATCACACAGTGGCAGACGGGGCACCAGGACTCATACACTTGCCATCGACGACCCTACCGCCCAAGCGGAAGAAATGGAATCAAGTGTCCATCCCCAAAGGCGCAATCACAATGCGCGTTGGTGACGCACCATGGATGAACGGTGTGCACACTATGGAGAAGATCCTCAAGATCACGGCCAGTGACATATACAAGATAGACACGAGCTTGGAGAAGCAGAAGCGTGAAGCTGTCTTGGGGGGGATAGCGATATCAGGTTGCTACCCCATGGTCACGAGGAAAGGGCTATACGCCCGCATGCAGGCACTGATTGGGCGCGCCTTCCTTCGGAAGCCAAGAAGCGACCCGAAAGCCTGGGCAAAGTTGGAGGAGATGAAGCACCTCATTTTGCCAGCGGGTGCCCTGGACGGGCCGCGAATGAGCGTGGAGGATTGGATAGCCTCAATGCCGGGAGCACGCAAGCGTGCGTTGAAGAGAGCATGGACACAATTCCAGGCGGACGGTTCCCTTGAAGACAAGGACCTCACTTTCTCTGCTTTTGTCAAGCAGGAACTCCTCGCCGCGTTCGAGGAGTATGACGGTGCCTTGTCCAAGCCCTTGGAAGAAACCGTCGCACGGATGATCATGGCCCCCCAAGAGAAGGCACACTTGGTGGTGGGACCAGTGATCAAGCCAAAGCTCTACCGGCTGAAAGAGCACTGGAACAACGAGAACTGGCTGTTCTATGGCGCAACGACCCCCAAGAAGTTGCAGAAATGGCTAGATGAAAGCGTCGGAGCCTGCTTAGACGGAGAGGTCTTCGTCTTTTGGTGTGACTTTTCGATGTTCGACTGTACGCACTCCGCGCACAGCATGAAACTGATCGAGAGCTACTACCAAGAGATGATGACTGACGACCTGTTCAAGAAGATCATCGATGCTTGGCGTTATCCAGGAGGGACGATGGGCGAACTGAAGTACAAGCTTGAGCAGATAATGCTTGCTTCAGGACGCGATGACACCGCACTCATGAACGCAATGTTCTGTGCGTTTGTCATGGGCATGGCAGTGACGGCGGCGATCCGCAACAAGTCACTAGAGGAGCTGGACGAAGAGGACATGCGCTTCGCAAAAGCTTATGTGCGCATAAGCATTTGCGGGGACGACACCCTCGGTTTCCTGCCCAAGTCCATGTGGCCCAGACGGGCCCAGATTATGGCAAGTATCGAAAAGAACTTGACACGATTTGGGCTCGTCCCGAAGCTCGACTGCTCCAATTACCTTGGGAGTGCAGTCTATCTGGGGATGAGACCCTACAACGTGCCAACCCCCGCGGGCAGGCAGTGGTTGTGGGGACGAACAGTGGGTCGAGCAGCCTATAAACTAGGTTGGATGCTCGACCCCAACAAGGGTGATGCGGCAGCGTGGGCAACGGGAGTTGCCGATTCGATTGTCCGCACACAACCCTATGTGCCATTGTTGTCCGACTTGGCCAGGAAGACGGTTGAGCTGAGGGAAGGGTGCCGTCGCACCCCGGTCCTCGCCGATCCCTACAAACCCTGGACTCATTGGACACCTCGCGACGACGTTGGGACTCTAACGTACGACGACATCACTCTTGAGTGTTTGCATCTGTCGTACGAGACTCCCACGCTCCATGGGCCCGAAAGGCCGGTTGGCCCTACTGTAGACGCTCTCCGTAACAGTAAGGCCAATATCAACAGGATCGACCGTCTACCCTACAATCTGGCCGACGAGGCCTTGCAGTTTTGCTGCAACAAGGACGACAAATGATCCAAATGGGTGGCCAGACCTTAGAGCACGCACTAACCTTTCTGTTTGACGATTTTTATTGCCAGTCAGAACTCTACGCTACAATGTCGCACTCAAATCTCAAAAGTTTGGATCAGGTAGCTCAAACTATCTGTTTACCAAACGAGCGGGCACCTGTCCGCCTGCCTACTTACCCGTCCATAGACAAGACGGCCTTGTTTCGCTACCGTTATCAAGATACGCAGAGTCTGAAAGACGACGATCTCGTTGCCGAGGGAGCGTTGACAACCTTGAACATCCCTGGACGGAAACGGTACCTTCTCAGTCGTGACCCGGCTGCCCCTTTGTTAGTAGATGCGGTTCATCTTCTACAGAACACATGGGGCCTGAACCCGGTCGCATTCGATGGTACCATCTTCATCCGGGGAGAGAGCACTAAGATCGTTGACTCCGTCGTGGGAAACAACACGGTTAATAGTGTGGACTTTGACAACTGTTACCCCATTGAGTATTACAACACTCTTCCTGCTGGGAGACTCGATGGGAAAGAATGGTTTGTCGTCCCAAGGACACTGGACTCGAGAGGGAAGTCGCAAGGCTTCCTGGATCGTATCACTACCGGACTAGTCTCGGAGCACGAGGGGTTCCCCCCTGAGGCCGACCCGTTGGGCAGAGGACTGATTCGCAAGTATCAGCACGCTGTCCTGAATGACGGGACGCCTATGCCTGGTACAATTAATGGTGTCGCTGGTGAGCTGTGTTTGGACTACACAATCACCGTTGAAACCATGAGTTACCAAGGCGTATCCCAGGAGATAGTGTTCGATAAGGACTGGTCTGGTTATAATTACACGGCTTGCGATTTCCTGGACCCGGATGTGTCTATGGTGCGCATCAAATCCC